AAAAGCGTGGTAGTGAAGATGAAAAAATGATAGTGGAAGGCTATGCGATAGTCTTTGATGAGGAAACTCTTATCGGAGATGAGGAACGTGGCTTTATCGAAACTATTGATAAAAACGCTTTAAAAGAAACAAACATGAAAGATGTGCCATTCAAGTACAACCACAATGATGTCACATTAATCTTAGCGAGGACCAGAAATGGTTCTCTTTCTTTAGAAGTCGATGAAAAAGGGCTCAAGATTAGGGCGGAACTCATCGATACAACTAGTAACGTGGATATTTATAAATCTATCGTTGCTGGCTTATTAGACAAGATGTCGTTTGCTTTTACTGTCAAAAGTCAAAGCTGGGATAGAAGTGGAAAGATACCAAAAAGAACTATTACGGCAATTGATAGGCTCTTTGATGTATCAGTCGTTGATTTGCCTGCATATGACCAAACTTCCATTCAAGCAAGTGCTCGTTCTTTAGAGTTGGTGGAGACCGAACTAAAGGCATTGGATGATGCTGAGAACTTAGAAAGAAGACAAGTACTCGCAAAGCGAATAAAACTCAAAACAAAAATTTAGAAAGGAAAATTCAACAATGAATCTTGAATTACGTTTAAAGGAAATTAAGACCCGCCTTGATGAAATTAGAGGTCTTGTTGATGCTGAAACTGATGCTGCTAAACTTGAAGCTTTAGATGCTGAAGTCGATACATTAACTAACGAACGCAAAGCAATCGAAAAGAAACTCGCTATGAGAGGAAAATTCGATGTTGCGAAAGTTATTGAAACTAAATCCACTGAAACTAATGAAGAATTAGAAGCACGTGGTAAAGCCTTGAAAGAAGGCAGAACTGTCACAATTACTGCTGATGGAGTTTTACTCCCTGAGCACGTTGATGACAAGATTTCTCCATACCCATTCCGTGAAGTTTCTACTTTAGTAGATGAAGTTCACACCGTTAACTTAAAAGGTGGAGAAACCTATAAGAAATCTTTCGTTAAATCTCATGGCACTGGTGGTTTAACTGACGAAGGTGATCCATACACTGAAGCAGAACCAACCTTTGGTTATTTAACAATCTCCAAAGTGAAAGTAACCGCTTATGCTGAAATCACTGAAGAGCTTGAAAAACTTCCAGCCGCTGATTATCAAGGAGAAGTTGTTAAAGGTGTTAACATTGCTCTCCGCAAAAAGATTTCTGAACAAATCTTACGTGGTGCTGGTACCACAAACACCTTCAAAGGTATCTTCTCTAATGCTTGTGAAGCTTTAGCCGATGCTACTGACTTAGAAATCAGTACAATCGATGAAAATACCCTTGATGAAATCGTCTACGCCTATGGCGGTGATGAAGAAGTCGAAGGTGGCTGTGTCCTTATTCTCAACAAAAATGACTTACGTGCATTCGCTGGTTTAAGAACTACTGAAGGTAGAAAAGTTCACACTGTTGACTACAAGGCAAAAACAATCGATGGCATCCCATTCATCATTTCTTCTCACTGCAAGCCAATCACTGCAGCGAGCACACAACCTGGTGAATATGGCATTGCCTATGGTCCTTTAGCAAACTACGAAGTCCCAATCTTCAGTGGTGTTGAGGTGTCCAAGTCAACCGATTACAAATTCAAAGATGGCATTATCTGCTACAAGGCTTCCGTCTTCACTGGTGGTAACGTCATCGGTTACAAAGGCTTCTTAAGAGTCAAAAAAGCTGGTAACAGCAACTCTCAAGAAACCAATACTCCTGATCCAGACACAACTGATGACGGAGAATAGACCATAGGTCAAAACACGGAGGAGTGCTCGCTAACCTTGATAAGTCGCTAGTCGCAATGTAATTAGAATGGGAGAAATCCCTTTTTGTTTACATGAAGGCGAGTCCTTCCGTTTAAGAGTGATAGGAAGAATTCTTGATGGAATTAAAAGAAGAGGAGGTGTCTAAAATGTCGAGTGAAAACATGCTTGAATTGATGAAAAAAGCTTTGCTTATCCCTGCAACAGAAAACTATGCTGATGATGAGATTTTGATTCATATTGCTTCGTGCCGCCAGTTGTTAGTCACGGCTGGTATTCCTCGTGAAATCGCTGAATCAAATGACGATCCTTTAGTAAAAGCTCTCATTACCATATATGTGAAGACCAATTTCGGATTTAAAAGCAGTGGAGAAGTGAAAGAGCTTCCTAAGAGCTTTGACGTCTTACTTAGGCAACTATGCTTGCATAGACCTGAGGTTGATGGAGGTTCTTCCTCGTGATAGCCTATCCTAATTCCGCCAACATCTCCTTATTCCTATTACGTGTTAAAACAGATGCTGATGATTTGGGAAACCAAGTCTTGCGTTTGGTTGGCTCCAAAGAGGTGGTAGGGGTGACTTCCTCTATCACTTCTAAGGAATTCTATCAATCTAAAGAAACAAAAGTTTTGCTTGATTTCAAAGTTTCGATTCAAGCTTTCCTTTATGACAAAAGTAAATACGTTTATGTGCCAAATGAAGACACTATCTACAAAGTAGAAAGAAGTTATCAGAATGGTATGTGGATGGAACTTTATTGTTCTGAAACTCAACTCAAAAAGGAGGAAATCGAAGGATGGAATCTTTAAAACTAGAAGCTTTAACCCCTGAAATTGAAACCGCAGTCAAAAGCTATTCTAAAGATGTAGAACTAGCAATAGTGGCTACCTTAGAAAAAACCGCGGATCAAATTCTTGAGTACATAAAAGAAAATGCTCCAAGAAGCTCGTTTAACCATGAACATCTTGGTGACTCTTTTATAAAAGAATCCTATGGAAGTGGAGCAAATAAAACTATTGTCATTTATTCCAAATCTAAAGGACATATCGTTCATCTTATAGAACTTGGCTTCAAACATCGAAGTGGAAAGATGATTCCTGCTCGTCCATTTATGAGACCAGCATATGATGAATTCTCTCCCAAAATGCTTGAAGAAATTAAAAAGATAATCGAAGGAGGTGGTGGTAATGCTTAAAAAATTAAGACAAGTCTTACTAACTGTATTACCCACTGTTATTTATGCTCATATCGATTATGACAATGAGCAAAACGCAGACCCACCTTTTATCGTTTATCAAGAGATTTCTAAAAGACCACCAAGCTTTGGTGATGATAAGCCAATTTACTATTTAAGAACGATTCAAATCACATTATTAACAAAGAAAAAAGATGAAGCCTTAGAAGAGAAACTTGAGAAAGCTCTCCTTAAAAATGACTACATCTTTTCTTTACTAAACGAGTTCAAAAACTCGGACGGCTCTATTAGTAGAGTCTATGAAATAAGGCTGGAGGATTTTAAATATGCCAAATAATAAAATTTCGTTCGGATTAAGGAACGTACACTATGCCATTGCTAATCAAGATAACAATGGTAACTGGAGCTTTGATACTCCAGTCGCTTTACCAGGTGCCCAAGAATTCTCTAGTGAAGTAGTGGGTGGAAGTACCAACGTTTATGCTGATGATACTTTATATGCATCATTAGTTCAAAATGCTGGCCGTACTCTTACTCTTAAATTCACTGAGATTCCTGATTCTTTCAAAACTGCGGTACTTGGTTATAAAGCTCTCGCAAATGGTAACTTAGTAGAAATTGCTAATGCACCAGTTGTGACATTTGCTCTAGGCTTTGAATTTCAAGGTGATGCTAAAGCTCGTAGAGTTTGGTATTTCTTATGCAATGTCACACCTATTGCTGAAGCAACCAAAACCAAAGCGGATTCAATTGAAGCCAATTCAACAACCTTGAATATTACCGCTAGACCAATCGAAGTTGGAGATGATCTCATCACTAACTGCGTATCCGCCAAAGGTGATAGCAACTACACGAACTTCTTAACAACCGCACCAGTGATTCCAGAAATCCCTGAGTAAGGAGAGAAGCAATGGAAAAAACAGTCAAATTAAATGGGAAGGAACTAAGATTAGCTTCTTCCCTTTTTACTATCATTTCCTATAGGAACGTGTTTGGAACTGAACTATTTGATGATGTTGAAAAACTAGATAAAGCTATCGAAGAAAATAAAAACGAAGTCGGTAAGTTTATCGACATTCTCTTCCGCTTGATTTATGTGCTTCACAAGCCATTTTATAGTGAAAGCTACGACAAGTTCCTTCAAACCTTTGACTTCAGTGTTCTTTCTAATGTGGATGAGCTAACCAATTTAGCCAATGCCATTGGAGAATTACTCGGAGAAGTTAAGAAGAATAGTGATGGGACTGATTTAGCCCCAAAAAAGTAAAGCCAAGAGAAAACATCACGGCAAACATTATTTTCAACTTGGCTCAACTCGGAATTCCGATTCGTGATGCGGAATTCTTTGATATTCGTACCTATCTTGACATAGTCAAACTCCAAAAGAGCATCTATGAAGAAGGTGGTACAACTAGACAAGCAACTCAGGCGGATATAGACGCCTTTTTAGGTTAGGAGGTGAGAGAAATGGCGGAAGCAATTAAAGGTCTAAATATTAAGCTCGGACTTGATACATCAGAACTAGAGGCTTCTATCAAATCTCTCAACTCCGACTTAAAAGAACAGCAAAGAGACCTTGCTGCTATCAATAAAAACCTAAAATATGATTCCTCTAATGTGGATCTTTGGAAACAAAAGCAAGATAAGCTAAATGGCATCCTTGAAACCACCAAGAAAAAATTAGAAGAACAAAAGAAACAACTTGAGCTCGCTAAAGAAGCCGTAAAAATCGGTTCAATGAGTGAGCAAGAGTTCAACAAGTTACAACGTGCAGTTCAATACACTGAAGCGGAAGTAGCAAAGCTAAACAACGAACTAAAAGAAACTGATAACAAGATTTCCTCTTTAGGGAATATCAACGTCGATAAACTCTCAAAAATTGGTGGGGCAATGACCAAATATATCACTGCTCCAGTAACAGCGGCAGTTAGTGCTCTTGCTGCATTAGCCATTCAAACAACTAATACAGTTAATGAAATGAGCGACACCGCAAAGCAATTAGGAGTTGGACTTGAAGCCCTTCAAAAGTGGGAATATGCCGCAAAGCAATTAGGTAGTGAAACCGAATACTTAGATAAGGCTTTTCAAAAGGTCAATAACCTCTTAGGCAAAATAGCAAACGGAGAGGATGTAAGTGAGGAACTATCAAAGATAGGACTCACAATGGATGACCTTGCTGGTCTTGATGCTGAACAAGCATTTGCCAAGATAAGAAATGCTATTGCTGGAGTAGAGGATGCCGCTACTAGAACTGCCTTAGCAAATCAATTCTTTGGCGATAAATTAGGCACTTTGCTCAATCCAGTATTAAGTGCTTCTGAAGACGAGCTTAAATCTTGGATGGATGAAGCTGAAAAAGTTGGTATTGTTTCTGAAGAAGATGCTGAAGCTACTGGTGCACTAGGCAACCAAATCTATGCACTCAAACAGTCATTTCTTTCTTTGAGAACTGAACTCGCAACCGCACTTGCACCTATTATTACTAAAATTGTTAATTTCCTTAGGGATACAGTAATTCCAAAGCTCAAAGAGCTTATTCAAAAATGGAAAGAAATGTCCTCAGGTTTAAAAGTGGTTATTGGAGTAATTGGTGGGGTTTTAACTGCTATAGGACCGATAATCACAATTATTGCTAAAGTCATAGGATTAGTTGGAAAGCTAAAAGAAGCAGTATCCGCACTAGGTGGAGCAACTAAACTTCTTGGATCAATAGCTAAAGCTGGTCCATGGGCTTTAATCATTGGCATTATTGCAATCTTGCTTCTTCAAAACGAGAACTTTAGAGCTTTGCTCAAAAGACTCCTTGATATTGTGAAGCAACTAATCGATAAGATTGTTGAATTAGTAGGAAAAATCATCGAGAAGCTAAAGCCAATTCTTGATGTTCTTATGAATGTCATTAACCAAATTATTGATGTCTTGGTGGAAATTATCGATGAAATCCTAGATGTAGTAATGCTCGTTCTTGATGAAGTGGTTAAACTTCTTGAGAGCCTCATTGAACCTATTACAAAAATCTTAGAGATGCTTACTGCAATCTTGGTTCCTATCACACAATTGATCGCAAAGATCCTACAAGTGGTAGCAAAGATTCTTCAGTTAGTCATAAGATTAGTAGTGGAAATCATTGAGGTTGTTATTGAACTTATCGATGGCGTTCTAAACATCTTGATTGAAATCATAAATGTCATTGTTGAAATCTTGGGAGCAGTCATAAAAGTTGTGGTTACTCTATTAGATATTATTATCGACATTCTTGAGCCAATCCTTGAGATTATTTTAGCTATCTTAGAACCACTCATTGAATTTATCAGCGGAATCATAGAAGTAATCGCAGAACTCTTTGAGATTCTTCTTCCATTGATTGAGGTTTTCTTAACTCCAATAATGGACATTCTTGATGTTATTTTCACAATCATTGAAGCCATTTCACCAATTTTGGTGATTATTGGAAATGTTATCAAAGCAGTAATCGTTCCAGTGCTTCAACTTTTATTCCAAATCTTAAAGCCAATTTTAGATATTCTTAACGCGATTATCTCAGCGGTGAAATGGATTCTAGACCACACAGTTGGGTGGCTCGTTAAGTTAATTGGGAAGATGTTCGGAACTGGAGATTTTGATGCTGAAAATACAGTGAAAACAACTTCAAATTCTTATATGAACACTGATAACTCAAAAACAACAAATAATGTCACAATCAACACAACTGGAGATGTGGACATTGATTCAATTAACGAAGCTTTAGGAGGAGCCTACTAATGAGAAGAAAACTATATCTTGTTAACGAAGTAGGCTCTACCTTTTACTTCGATTACACTCATAAAACAATCATTGAAGAGCTAGATGGTTTGGGCTTTGAATTTGAGATTGAATATGAAGATTTCGATTCTGACTTCGTAGAAACTAAAAGAACAATTCCTCAAAAGCAAATTGATCTCACATTAATATTCCTTGATGGATATGTTGGTTTCACTAGATGGAGAGAGTTTCTTACTAAAAGTAAGGAAATAAGACTTTTCTATGAAACAAGTGCTGGCAAAAAGTATTGCTATATCAACATTGTTTCTTCTAGTAAAAGCCAGCTTGAAAGTAACATCCTTAGAAGCCAAGTGAAGATTGATTGCTTATCTCTTTGGTTAGTGAATAAGTCTGCTCACATTGATGTTAGAGATGAAGGCGGTGGCAAGATTTATTCCTATAATTACCCTTATGTTTATGCGGTTTCATTTAATGGAAAGGTTACAGTAGTGAACGATTCTCCAAGATACGTTCCTCTAAACCTCAAGCTAATGGGGAACTGCTTGAATCCAAGAGTGATAATTAGACAAAACGGAATAGACGTCCAAGCTTTAAGACTCATCATAGATGAAAGAGAAGAACCAGTCATTGCAATCAACTCTCAACCAACCAATCAATTCATTAGGAAAATAACATCCTCTAATGAGGAAATTGATTATTACGATAAGCAAGATTTCAGCTACGATAACTTCCTATTTTTACCACCAGGAGAAAGTGAGATCTTTTTTGATCCAGGAGTTAGAGAAGAAGCGACATGTGAAATCAGTTTTAAAGAAGAGTACATAGCTCACTAGGAGAAAAATATGCAACTTATCTTTTTAAGCGAACAAGATTTGACCGTTTTAGACTACGGATACGCGACTGATGAATATGAAATCGTTCTCGATGCTTTGGTGCCTCAGAAGTCATCTTTTGTTGTAAATAAGCAAAGTTTAAAAGCTGGTATCGGTGACCTCTTGCTTGTAAAAGAGAATGGTTATCCCTATGTAGGCATCATTACTTCAATTGAAAAAGACAACAAAGATAGAACTAAAGTTAAAACAAAAGACTTTCTTTCTTTATTTGATGTTGAGGTTCCTCTTCCTACAAGCTTCAGCGGCAATTCCGCTCAGTTCATCGTGAATCTTATTAACAACACGTTCAAGTACTCAGGAGACACTTTTCAAAACGTTTCTTATCTTGAAACCGCAATTGAAGTTGTGAAAAACTGCTCTCTTACTTATGAAGCGGACACTAAAGAAAACATTCTCGATTTGGTTGAGGAGTTTTCTAAGACCTATGGAATTCGACTTGAATATGAAGTTGTTATCCAAAACGGCAAGTTCTATCGAATTAAAGTAAAAGTAGTGGCGGCCAAGATAGGAATCACGATGAAAAGCACTCTAGGAACAATCACTGACCTAAACGTCAATGACACAAATGAGATAAGCTTAAACAAAGTTTATTACATTCCTAAAGCTGAAAATACGCAACATACAAATCAAGTCATCTATTACCTAACTAATGATGGGCAAGTAGTGACAACCGCTCCAGCTTTAAAAAGAATTCAAAAGGTGAAGATGAAATATGAATTCTATGGTGATAAGGACTATGATTCATTGCTCACTAAAGCTACCAAAGCATTGGTGGACTCTTCACTAGAACATTCAATTACCTTTAATTTCTCATTCCACACCAACCAAATAGAAGCTCTAAAGAATCTAAAGGTGGGTGCAATTGTGAGATTTATTACTGAAAAGAAAACCTACGACACCATTGTAAGCAAGATGGAATTCAAAGGTACTTTTAATGTCGCTAAAGTTACTCTTGGCGAATATCGTCTGTCTTTGACAGATAAACTCAAATTATTTGATAGGAGGTCAATCTAATGGCAATTCAAAAAATCACATTTGATGCCGCTTCAGTGTCTAGCAAAATGGATGCCGATATTAATCACTTTTTAACAAGTGGTGTAAACGGCATTTTTTATGGCATTCTAGGTAGATGTGTCGCATCAGTTAGCAACAACTATATTTCTTTCCAAAATGGATATGTTCAAGTTTATGGAAGAAGAATATATGTTGAAAGCGGTACAAAGATTTCAGTTTCTTTAGATGGCTCAGCCTATGGTTATGTCATCATCAAAATTGATCTCGGAAATAACACAATCTCATTAGAGAAAAAAGAAGCTAGCTCATCCTATCCAACACTTACTCAAAATGATTTGATGAATGGTGGACTCATTTATGAGTTTCCTCTTTGCAGATATACCAAAACCTCATCTTCAATCACTTTGGATTCTACTTATGATCCGCCTTACATTAAAAACGACCAAACAAAAATCAATGAAAAGGCAGTGGAAGTTAAAAACGATGCGAGCTCAAGATATGGTCCTGTTTATGATGGATGGTCGACTTTGTCTTACGGACATTGTTATGTATTTGATGGAATTACGACTTCAAATGCTTACGATGGTATCATTTCTCTTTATGTCGGAGGCACTAACGTCATATTCTGCGGTGCTTCAGTAGGGGGAAGTGGTGGGATTGTTCATTACCGTTATAACGGACAAGACTGTACGCTTTCTTGTCAACTAACAAGTAGCAAACTTTATGTAGAAGATTCAAGGGGGAACCAACCAAAATATGCAAGAGTTATTAGATAGACTATTCTCACCAAACAAAGT